ATCGCGGACGTGCTGGCGGTTATTGTCCCTACGGTTGTTTCTATTTTTCAGGGAATTTTAACTGGCATCAATATTGTATTGGCCCCTATCCGACTACTGGCCGATGTGATAAGAGCCGCATTCGATATAAAAGAATCCGCAAAAATATGGGGGACGATTGTTCAATACGTTACGGCAATCCTCGTGGCTTCCTTATTGATAGATAAAATCTGGAAAGCAGGTGCTTTTGTCAAAGCCCTCGTTTTAGCCGGAGGGGCTGCACAGAGATTTTTGTTTTCTATGGCATCGCAGATCGGTGTAGTAGCGAATTTAAACACAAACCTGTCCATCACATCCTTAATTATGTCTTTTATTTCTCAGAAGATGACATTGGTGGCGGCAAAGACAGCATTAGCGACCGCAGGACTTTCATTACTGATTACAGCGATCACAGCAGGATTGGGACTTCTACTGACAAAGACAGACGCATGGCGTCGGGCGATGGATAAGATATTTCCTCCTATCGAGGGAATAGACGAAGCGATGAAAGGCGTCGGGGGAACGATTCGAGGCGCACTCGCTGATTTGGGTAATATGCGCCCTGAGCTTAAAAATATCGCCGAGGATATTAAAAAGCTAAACGAAGAAATCGAACAGACAAGAGCATTGGCCGGAATTACCGAAGTAGCCAAACAAACACTTGCTATTTACATCGAACAGGGACAGGTTGCCGCAGATATTACGAAAACGGAAGATGAAAGAATAGCCAAGGCACAGCAAGAACTTGACTTGATTACAGAACGCCGCCGTGCTTTAGATAAGGGGCCGTCCCGATCATCCATATTATTTGCAGACGCCGCCGCTATGCAGGAATTGCTAGATCTCGATCAGCAAGAACAAAAAGCGCAAGTCGAAATCAAGATAGCATTAGGAGATAGGACACAAAAACTGCAAGAGCTAAATGGTCTCTATGAAACCAGACTGAAAAAAGCCAGAGTAGAAGTAGAGATTTTACAACTATCCAGAAAAGCAGAAATCGAAAAACTCGATGCAGTAGGTGCTTTAAGTGCGGCAGAAGCAGGGCTGCGTGGAGAAGTGTTCGCAACTGCCGCGATTGCACGCACCCGCCTTGATATTATCAGAGAAGAAGGCATAGCACTCGAAACAGAAGCCGACAGGACAGAAAAATCGTTCGCAAAGCAAATAAAACAGCAAAAAACGCTAGTTGATACGTATGATCAGGCAGAAGAAAGACTTAAGGATATTCAATACGGGCTAGACAACCTGAAAGCACCGGATATTTCCATTTTGCTGGAGAGGCGATCGCTAGAACAACAGATTAAAGAGATACAAAAGCAACTTTCAAGCGAGTTGACTGTGGTAGGATCAGAACAATATAACAGATTGTTAGGACAATTAGCCACAGGAGCGGCGCGGCTTGCCGATATTCAAGCATCGGGCATAGCCGACCAGCAGGCCGCCGATTTGCGCCGATTTACGATACATAAAGATACAATGGAATCTGACTTAGCAGGCGCGAAGGAAGAAGTTAAGCTCAAGGAAGCCTACCAGCAGGAACTAACCAACCTAATCGCAGACCGTTCTCGCACAGAGCAGGACATCGAGAATAAACGAAACAAACAGCGAGCCGATCTAATTAAAGCACAACAGGAGGCGGATCTGGCCACGCTACGTGCCTCGCAGAGTTTTGTAAGCGGGATTCGACTTGGGCTGTATGAATTTGTCATCGGGACTGCCACTATCAGCGAAAGCATTGGAAAATCCGTAGAGAGTGCGCTAGAAGGAGTGGCAGGATCGTTCGGTTCTGCTTTCAGAGAATACATCAAAACAGGCGAAAATGTATCAGCGGTTTTTTATTCTGCGCTGACTGATGTCTTCCTGAACCTAGCAGAAGAATTTGCGACAACGGTTGCTCGGAATCTGCTCGCGTCTTTGGCCGGAGAAGCACTTTCCGGGTTGTTTAAATTAGGCACTGATACCGCCTCGACTGCCGCCAATACTACAGCACTCGGCGCAAATACAGCGGCTATCTCGGCACTTTCTGCTTCGTTGAGCGCAAACGCCGCGACGACAGCAACAAACGCAACCGCAACAACAGCCAACACGGGCGGACTGCTGGCGAATACCGGCGCATTATTTTCCAATACTCTGACGACTATCTCGAATACGATTACCACATTAGCTAACACGGCGGCGACCATTGCTAATACTGCGATCACCTCTATTGCCAGTGTCCTGTCCTCGGCGGGCGGGTTGCTAACAGCGGCAGCTATCGTAACGCAGACTGCGATACAAGGAGCGTTGCTCTTAGCTATCGTCGGGTTGCTTGGCATAGCTAATGCCCAATTAGCCCTGATTGCTATAGCGACTTGGGGCGACTGGATGACCCCGTTCCCGTTCAAAAAAGGCGGACTCGTGCCTAAAGGCTACGCTGCTGGCGGTTCTATTGCCCGCCCGGCTAATATCCCCGCTTCTGACACGGTTCCGGCTTGGCTCACGCCCGGCGAATATGTGCTTCCGGTGCCGCTCGTAAGAAGAATTGGTACGGGATTTCTTGAAAAGCTACGGACAGGTATGGTATCACCTGAATCGTTCCGAACTACGGCGGCTACGCTGGCAGGCTCTTCGTCCGCGATTAGGGGCTTTGCTTCCGGCGGGCCGGTAACGGCGACGACGAGCGGAGCGGGAGGCTCTGACAGGGCAGTGAATGTGGCTTTCTTTGATGACCGGAAAGCCATGAGAAAGTGGGCAGAAAGCACGGAAGGCGAAACGGCTATTCTGAGAGTGATGCAGAAAAACGCATACAAATTCGCATAAAGGGAGATATGAAACAAATCACGCTAAACGATCAGACAGCCTTTTTGCTCTACCAAGAGCCGAACTGGGCATCGCCGGTAGATTGTTCGTTTTCCATTATTTCGGATACCGAACGAGGACTGACCGGAAAAGAAGACCGCACGCCCGTTTCGCGCTCGCTCCGCGCCTCGATGTCTTTTGACATCACGACGCACAGGGAATCCGCCGCTGAATTTAGAAACGCCTTGAAGGCATTAGGGAACTCGCCGGTTTTATGTCCGTTCTGGCCTGCGCTGGATAATTACAGCGCGTCTGACAAAGCCGGAATCGCTTCGGGGTACTGGCTGGTCTATGAGCCGGATTGGGCGCAGTTTGAAATATATCTTAACGGTGAATCTCCAGCGATTATCGCTCCGTCCGCCTCCGCTTTAAAGGTTCCGTTGCTCTGGGGACGCTTCGACGAAGAGCCGCAGCCGTCCGCCAAGACGGATGAACTTTCTCCGTGTTCGATTGACTTCATAGACAACTCCCCGGCGGAAATGGCTTTGACCGTCGAGCCGCAGGAAATCGGATCGCTGTTCCCGCTGTTGCCGAACTGGGCGGAAGAGGTTAAGGCAGGTCGGGCTTCTTACGAAATCGTCAAAGATGAAATCGGATTCGGACGGGAGACAGCGGATGTTTTCTACGATCAGGACGGGGCTAGGATCATCGGACAAGCCGTATCGGCGCATAACTGGACAGAGATAAAGAAACTGCTTCGGTTCTTCTACGAGCAAGCCGGAACGGTAGGAAAGTTCTGGCTGCCGCTGGCCGTATCGAGCTGTCGCCTTATTGCCATATCGCCGGAACTGCCGGGCACGATCACGGTTTCGGGAGCATACGACGCCGGATTCAACGGAGCATATAGCCTGTCCGGATTATCATGGACTAAGGCAGGAGGATATTCCGTCTATAAAGATGTCATTTGGTACATGACAAACGGCGCGACGACATACACTGCGCCGGACAACGGATTGCCGACGCCTCCGGCGAATTTTGAAAGAGTTTTGGAATATCCGCAGACCGTAACCGTTTCCGGCACCGGAACAGACGCTGATGCAACTCTTCCATATTCCGCGATGTACGAAGAGAGGCCAAATTACTTTCTAATTATTCCCGGCTCTCTAGTGGCAAGGGATTTGTTCTTTGACGACGGCAAGTGGCGTTATGAGAGGAGTGGTGTAGACTATTCTGAACGATGGGAAAATCCGTCTACTGATTTTCTTCCTCCAAAAACAGGATGGAGCGCAGGGAACAAGGGGGCTCCTTCGCCAGCTCTTGAGTACTCGCTTATAGATTATGCCTCCGTCTCCTTCTCCCCCATCGTCGGCAATCAAATCACCGTAGATAATCCGGAAAGCATCGAATCGGAATCGCACATCGCTCTCATCTCCGGCACGAAAGCGTCGGGGTTTGAAATTACGGATATTACCGATAATACCGTCACGGTCGGGTCTCTTGGTTTTGATTACAATACAATTATTGTAAGCGGTGCAGGAACGCCTTCTTCTGATGGGATTTATGTTTGGGACAAGGATAATGACTATTATATAGACCTTAACACAGGAAACCGTATAGACCCACCCGGCGCTGCGTGGCTTCTTTATGACGACCTGTTGGGAGAATATACTTACGAATCAACAAATACGCAACCATCATTTTGGGATTCGACTGGATGGGTGCCGATTGGTCTAGGGCATCTTCCGGTTCCGACTTTTACGCCTAAAGAAATATTTACGGGCGACTTAGATCGAGTATATTCGCCGTCGAATACGACCGTTTCGCCTATGCTCCTTTCTCGCTTTAACGAAGACACGCTGGACATGTCCTTTATCACGGATTCGCTGGCGGTATCCGACATTACCTGTGTCGAAGTGCCGAAGGAATACATCGAAACCGATTCCGGCGAGCAGGGTACGCGTGCGTACCTATACGAATTTACCTTGGACGGATTCCAGCCTTGGCGGTTCACTTCCTTTGAATCGCCTATCGAGTATGACGGAGACCTCTATGAGCCGAGGCCGTTCCAGCATTCCGAAATCACCGAGAATATCAACATGGAACGCACCGAACTGGAATTGACCTCCCGCCGTTTCTGGGATGTGTCCAATCCGGCGAAACGTAACCCGCTAGGATACTTCCTTCCGCTCCGGCTCGAGGCGATTCTGCGCTTGAAGATTTTTGAATGTTCGCCGGATAGCGAAGGCGTGGCCGGTTCGGTCATTACTGTTTTTACCGGACAAGTTGCTTCTGCTTCTTTCGACGGCCCGCTCATTACGGCGAAATGCTCTGGAATCGCCGCGCTGTTCGATAAAGCGATTCCGAATATCCTGATGCAACCTACCTGTAACTACGCGCTCTATAGCCCGCCGTGTGGACTGCTGGCGGCTGATTGGAAGATGTATTCTACTGTCGTTGCTTATGTACCAAATTCCTTTGAAATTTTAATAACATCACCTACTTTCGTTGAAGCATCGCCTTCTTTTCCTCGTCCAGCTATCTCCATTTTCGAGCATTTCTTTGCGGGAGGTAAATTTGAAAAGGGCACGGGAACCGAACTGGAGCGCCGCAGTATCATGGATTCCGTAGCAAGTGGTGAGAATATCCGGATAACGCTTCGGCATCCGTTTGAAACGCCTCCTGCCTATCTGAGTACGATTTATTTATGGCCGGGGTGCGACGGACGGCGCGAGACCTGCTTGGCGTATAAGGGAACACTACCGAATCAGAATCTCGCCGGAAAATTCGGTAATTTCGCCCGTTTCGGCGGATTCCCGTTCGTGCCGATAGGCAACCCGACTGTTGCCAAGATCAACAAGGACTTCTCCGAAGGAGGCAAGAAATGATAAGTAGCCCGTCATGGTTTAATTCGGAAGAACGAATACAGAAACTACGCGATGTCGCACAGACATGGATCGGCACGCCTTTCGTGGCAAATAGCCGGTGCAAAGGCGAACGGGGCGGCGTTTCCTGTCAGATGCTGGCAGAACAAATCTACAAAGAATCCGGAGTGCCTTTTTCGTTTCGTGTGCCTTCCGCTTCTATGCACTGGGCTGGGATGAATGCGGATAGCCTGATAGTGGCATTTCTGTCAGAGCATCCGGAACTACTGACGCACTGCGAGAATCCGGCACCCAGCGACATCATACCGGGTGATTTGCTCGGATTTAAAATCGGCAAGTGCATCCATCACGTAGGCGTCGCTCTTTCGGACAAGCAATTTATTCATTGTATGCGAGGCACGTTTACGGTAATTTGCCCAATATCAGATCCGGCTTTCGCTTCTCGCCTAACCTGTTTATGGAGGATTAAACCGTAATGTTTGGAGGCTCAAAAAAATCTGCCGAACCCGTGGTTGCCGGAACTGAAGAAGAGGAAATCAGCACCAATCAGGAGGCTATTCCCGTGCCTTATATTGCCGGAACGCGCAAGGTCGCTGTCCGGTGGTTTACGAACGTCTATAACCAATTCACCAAAGAGATTCAGGTGGATATGGGCAAGAAGGGGAGCAAGAAAGGCGGAACGGAAGGCTCCGGAACGTATGAGTATTACGGGAGCCTTGCTGGAGCAGTTTGTCTGGGGCAGGTTGATGAACTGGTCGCCATAGCGGTTGATGGCAAGCAGGTGTGGGCGAATCCGGAGGGGAACGCTAACCGAGAGACTTGGCCGACTCACTATCAAGGCACAATCCCCGGATACGGCATGTTCCATTTCTACTGGGGCACGGACACACAGACACTGGCATCCGGCACGGTGCCGTCCGGCGGATCGATTCTACTGTACCGCACAGGAGCGCAGAACAACGATAAAGGCGAAGACCATCCGGATTATCGAGGCACGGCATTTATCGAATTTAGGAACTTCCTGTTCGGGCGTGAAAAAGTATCCGCTCCGAATATCGAGGTAGTAATCAGCAGGAAGCCCGCTCAATCCCTGATAATCGGGACTTCATCGCTTCTGAACGACAAGCAATGTAATCCTCTGACAGCGGCGGCGGAATTGATGACAAACACGCGCTACGGGCTGGGAATGTCTGCGGACTTATTCGATAGCGATAGTTTTCAAGATGCCGCCGACGATCTGGAAACCGTAAAGGCTCTGACTTACTGCTCTCCGTTTTTAAACAAACAGGAAGCTCTGCGCGAAGTGATTGGCGAAGTATCGCTGATGTCCGATAGCTTCCTGACATGGGATGCTGATTCCGCTACGATAAAGGCGGGCGTTTGGCCGCACGGGAATTATGTTCCACCCGAAACCACTCCCGTTATTCAGGAAGAGGACTTGACGGAATCACCGGATTTGGACGCCAGCAGTTGGAGCGGGATTTCCACCGGATGGGATGTTCTTTTTGCGGACAGAGAACGGATGTATAAAGAATCATCCGAAAAATACGACGACCTGCGGCTTCGGGAACTGACCGGAGAATCCACGCGGGAATCACTGCGCCGAGATTGGATTACCCGCCGCAATCAAGCCCTTGCCTACGCAACTGAATGGAGCAAATCCGTCTCCCGTCCTGTTCTTACCGGCGAGCTGGTAGTGCGGAGAAAAAGTGCGGCGTTGCTTACGGTCGGACAATACTTCAAATTGGATATTGATGTAGAGCCGGGAGGCGCACAGCTTCTTCAAATCTGCCGTTGCCTTGAAAAATCGAACAATGCCACCGGCTCGGTAACGGTGAAATTCGCCGCCGAAACGAATCTGATTCCGGTAGCCTACGCCCCGCCGCCGACAGGACGCACCGACTCGACGACATTCCCGTATCCGAGCGCATTGGCTTTTGTCCGCCCCGTAGAAATGCCGCCTTCGTTGTCCGGCACAGAGTACGGACTCTCCGTGCTGGCGCAACGACAGGACAATCTGACGGTAGGATTCGGGCTGTACTACGATAACGATAATGTAGGTGCCTACTCGACGCTAGGAACTCAGCGGTCTTTTGCCATCAGGGCTGATTTGTTAAGTCCATACGACGTAAATAAAAAGAGTGTGGACGAGCCGGGATACGATCCTGAAATCGACGCGCCCGTTTTAGACCTTACAGAGTCGAATTTCACCGACCTGCTGGCGTTCCCTGACAACATCGGACTCGTCGGCGCACGCAACGATCAATTCCTTCTGATACTGATGGAAATAGAGACCTCCGGCGAACGGGCAGGACAAATTGAACTGGACGATGACGGCTATGCCAAAATGGAAATCCTGTCCATTTCCGAATCGTATGTTAATGGAGGCCCGAATACACGCACGATTCAGGCTCTCCGCAATCGTTTCTCTACTCGTCGGCAAGGATTTTCTATCGGGGCAGAGGCTTGGCTGGTGCGCCGATCTGCTTTGAAAATATTCACACACAGGGACTTCCCTATCGAGGCAGCGGCATCATCTCCGATATACTTCAAAGCCGAGCCGTTTAATATCTTCCAGACACGGGATGTGTCCGAGGAAGACCCGACGACTTTCTATTTTCCGACCTCCAGACTGTTCGCGCCCAAGATCACGATCGATCCTTTGCCTTCTCCCGGCCCGTATGTCGGCGTGGATTACATCGCTTCCGGCACGATTACCGATCAGGACGGCGATCTGGCTTCGTGGTCGCTTTCCTATATCGACGCAGGCGGGCAGGAAACGGTCGTAGCGGGGAATCCGGTTGAACCGACTACGGAATACACATTCTCGGTGCCGATTCGCTTTTTGACCGCAGGAACCTATACCGTCATCGTCCGAGCCAAGGACTCGACTACCTTCATAGACAGTTTCGTCGAGAAGAGCGTTATTTTAGTGGCTACGGTGGCAGAATCGGCCATCGAGCCGCCTACGGGCATCTCTACGACTACAGCATTTAAGGCGATCTGGCTAGACTGGACAAACCCAAACGACGACCGATTTGCCGCAATGGAAATCTGGGTCAGCGAGACAAACGACAGGGCAACTGCATCGCTGGCAATCACGACCGGAGCGGCGTTTGCGGCGTATCCGGTAGAAGACGCGAATACTCGGTATTTCTGGTTTCGGTCTAAAGACATATCGGGGAACCTCGGCGCGTTCACTTCTGTCGTATCTGGAAATGCACGTCCTTTGGTGGAAGCTGGGGATGTGGGCGCAAATGAAATTATTGCGAACACAGCCAACATAGCTAATGCTGTCATCACTTCCGCGAAAATCATCGATCTTTCTGCCTCTAAAATAGCGGCAGGAACCGTAGGCGCGGCTGAGATCGTGATGGGCGGAGCCTCTTCGGTTATTAGAAGCTCTTTGTTCGATGCGGCTAACGGATGGCAGATCAAGGGCGACGGTTCGGCTATCTTCGCTAATGCGGAGATCCGAAAAACTACGGTAGTGGCGAGCGGATCGACAAACTTCATCAAATCAGCAGGTTATGTTCCCGGAACTTCCGGATGGGCTATCCGAGGGGACGGGTTCGCCGAATTTCAGGATGTGCTTATGTACGGCAAAGTACCGCAACCATCCCTTTTCATTGGGGGCGTTAATGTGTCGGGCGGGGGCGTGTTTGCTTCTACTGTTGATTTAAAGGTGATTACGGTCACGGGCACCACCGTCTATTATTCTACAAACGGAACTTATCCTAATTTCACGACTTCCGTGCCTCCGGCTCCGAATAACAAGATTACCGTAGCGGCCACTTCCCAACTTGTACTGGTTGCCGTTGAAAATGCAACGAGCAGACGAAGCGAGCCGTTGCTGGTTCCTATTTCCATTAACTTCGCTTTGGCGGTAGGTGCAACTTCAGGCACACAGGCACGCATCCAAATACGCACTAATCTAGATACTCCGTACATGCTGTACGTATCCAATCCAAATTATATAAATGATATTCCTTCAAGTTTCCCGTGGTCATCTGTAACAACTAAAGATTATGTCAGAACAGATGCCAATATCATAGATGGCCGAGCCATTAGTACCTTAATAGTGCCCATTATAGGGAGTTCCTCTGTAGCTTACTGTCACTCAAACTCCACGTCCGTAGCGGATCGTGTAGGAGGATTTTACAGGAGGTATTATTCTCTTTTTGAAGCAGATGGCACGCCGAATTGGACAGCACAGATCGGAGTGAATACCAATAATACGACTGGCGGGTGGACTACCTTCACGGCCCCCGGCGGAACTACAACAGGAGATTCATATCCGTACTAGGAAACAAGAGAATGCTCTGATTGACTTTGACCCCGTAATATCTTACTGTACTGGGCACAAGGAGAAATTTTATGGCCGCTAAAACTAAAAAACCAGCACCTGAAAGCCCGAACAGCGTCGGTGTTATCCACGGCAGTATGTACGAGATGTTCGGCGGTTCCTTCGCTAACGGAGTGCTGGCGGCTATCGGCAAGACTGATCTGCCTCCGGAAGCCGGACGCCCGACCAGCAACACCAGCGCGGCGGTGACTACGACATACCCTCATCCGGTTTGCGTGGAGCAGGTTCTGAAGCTCAAGGACATCTCTTCGCATCACTGCGCCTGTATTCAAGCCAAGAAGTTCGGAACGGTAGGACTGGGATTCATCGACGAGGGGCAGGCCGTGACCGCTTCCACGACCACGGAAGAGGCTCAGGATGCCGCCGCCAGCCTCCTTTCAGGGAAAGCG